CAGTTCAACACCTGAAATGAAGCCTTCTGTCTTCGACAAGATCAAGAAATTGATCACGGAGTCCGAGCAGAAGTTGGAATTCACGCCTGACTTCGCTGATCTGCAAACCAAGAATCATCGGTTGTTCGTTTACGATCGCCGTATGGCTGGTTATGATCAGCACAACCTGATCGCAGGGGCTAAGTGGAGAGCTACGGCCTTCACATACTTCAAGTATCAGATGTTGAAGTATGATCTTGGGAAGGACAGCTATCCAATCCCCTATGAACTTCCCAAGGAAGACCCTGCCAAGTGGGGAATGATCGTTGACGGAATGGCTGCGCGCATTCGTGGAGAACTCTACGAAGTGGACGCAGACCTGCTGGCTGAGCTTGACAGCCAGTACCAGAATGGGGTACAATTCCTACGTAAACGGTCAAAAATCCTGATCCCGCATACCAAGCGGGTTAAAGTAAACAAGCGCAGTGCCATCATGAACCCGTATCAAGACGGGTATGAGTCGGCAAAGATCATAATCACGACGCCTCGTGAGGTTGCCGAGTACACTGCCTGGATTTATGTTGCAATTCCCAAATTCTGGGACGATAAGCCACGTAATATTTTCAAGAAAATGACGCCCTTCGAGCCTAACTTCAAGGAACTAGGGCCTTATTATTGTTATACGAAGATGGAGAATGACGTCTAGAATAGTCGAACAACACATACCCTGCCCGTCTTGTCCTAGTTCAGACGCTTATTGTCTCTATGACGACGGGCATGGGTACTGTTTCTCATGTCAATATTACTACAATCCAAAGAAACGGGAGGATTTCCAAAACTTGAGTGAATTCACTTATGAGTACTTACCTCATAGGAACATTAGTAAGAAAATTTACCAGTTCTATGACGTTAAGACTAAGATCGACAAGGATGGAAAGCCTATCGCTGTCGGTTTCAAATACCCAAATAACTCCTACAAAGTTCGTTTATTAGATACTAAAGATTTCTACACTGAGGGTGAGATCGCGAAAGGCGGACTGTTCGGTCGCGACCGTTTCTCAGCGGGAAGCCACAAGTATGTGGCAATAACTGAAGGAGAGTTCGATGCTCTGGCGTTACACGAAGCGACTGGCATTCCTTGCGTTTCTGTGCAGTCTTCCGGTACTGGGGTACGTGACTGCTCAGCAGACCGAGAATGGCTCAATTCTTTCGAGCGCATCTACCTTGCTTTCGACGGGGATGAAAAAGGCAGGGAGTGTGCTCGCAGAGTCGCCCCTCTGTTCGACTTCAACAAGGTCTACCATGTAAAGTTCGACAAGTATAAGGACGCGAACGACTACCTTATCCATAACGAGAAAGACGAGCTTAGGAACCTTTATACAAACGCTCGTAAATATCTCCCGGAGACGGTAATCTCGTCCTTTAACGAGTTCGAAAAGATATTGGCAGACAAGCCTAGAGAAGGAGCAGCCTACCCGTTCCGGACTGTCAATGAAATGACTTACGGTATTCGCACCAGTGAGTCGGTGCTGCTCACAGCACAGGAAGGTGTTGGTAAAACCGAGGTCATGCATGCAATCTTGCACAAGCTTCTGAGGGATACCAATGACAATGTTGCCGCAATATTCCTTGAAGAGCCCAAACGTCGACTCCTTGAGGGCGTCGCTGGCCTCACTCTGGAAAAGCCTGCTCACATCCCGGACTCCGGTGTCTCAAGTGCTGAAGTCATTTCTGCGCTTAAGGCCACTGTTCGCGAAGACGACCGGCTTCATGTATACTCTCACTTTGGGAGCGATGATCCAGACGTACTTCTTGACACAATACGGTTTCTCGTTGCTGCACGTTCTTGTCGTTATGTGCTGCTTGACCACATATCAATGGTTGTCAGCGGCCTGGCTGGCGAGGACGAGCGAAGGGCGCTTGACTACCTCTCCACCCGTCTCGAAATGATGGTAAAGGAGCTTGACTTCGCGTTGATCTTGGTCGCCCACGTCAACGACGATGGCAAGACCCGTGGCTCGCGCTACATCAGTAAGGTTGCGGATATTAGGATCGACCTGTACCGTGACCTTACTGCTGATGATCCTGTCGAGCGCAACACCACTTATCTAACGATCTCTAAGAACCGTTTCTGTGGAAAGACAGGTTCTGCGGGAACACTTGTATTCGATCCTGTTAAGTACAAGTATCAGGAGGAATGGAATGCAGGTTGGGACCTTGACGCAGTGGCCGCCGCTAACGACAACGGAACTCCGTCGGTGGAAGTACTACCCGACGGTAAAGATATTCGTGGGACAAAGGACGCTGCCTGACAAGAGCAAAAAGACGATCATCACAGACGTCGTTCGTGGTGCAAAGTTCATCGGTGAACGCACGCTGATTGTCGAAACAGTAGATGGAAGCTACTACTGGCTCGACTGGCAGCACAGATTAACGGAGAGATTGACTATGGTTTCAAGACAATTCCTCACATCCGACGAGATTGAGGAATTAAAGGATGCAATCATTCTGCGCTATCGCGCGGGTGAAATGCTCTATGACACTGCCTACCGCCAGCTTGGTGAGTTAGGTTTCAATGCTACTGAAATTGAGAGTTATCTAAGGACCAGTTCATGACCTGGGATGACCTGAACTATTGGCGCTTTGGAGAGTGGGATGTTGTGCAGGAACGTCTGGACGATCTGGATAAGAAAGGTCAATTATTCTGCCCTAAGCGTCAGGATTTATTCAGGGCACTGGACGTATGTGACTACTCGAAAGTTAAAGTTTGCATCATGGGGCAGGACCCGTATCCCGGCCGCCAATTCGCAACCGGAGTAGCGTTCAGTATCCCTCGGTCAGAGACCAAGTTCCCCCTCACGCTCATCAACATTCTAAAAGAGTACGTAGAAGACTTGAAGTATCCGTGGCCTAAACACGGAAATCTAGAGCGTTGGTGTGCGGAGGGGGTACTCCTGTGGAATGCTTATCCTTCTTGTGAAATCGAGAAGGTTGGTTCCCACTACTGGCCTGAGTGGAAGCTTCTAACACAGGAGATTGTGGAGAAGTTGAGTGAACGGTCAATCGTTTTTGTTTTTCTCGGTAGTAAGTCAGCTGAGTTTGCTCGCTACATCAAGCCTGACTATGCGAATAGTGTTCTCAAAGTAGGTCACCCGTCCCCAAGAGGTAACCTCTTCAGTAAAACACCGTTCACAGGCAGCCGTATCTTCTCAAGGATTAACGTTGAATTAGTGAATTTAGGGTTAGAGCCAGTCAATTGGAGGCTGGATGAAGAGAAAATCACGGACGATGAGGAGGCAGGAGAAGCTCCGTCACATGTTCATAAAACAGAACAGGACCTGCGTCTACTGCTTTCGTAAAACCCACATGAAATCCGGGCTGGACCCGCTGTTAGCTACGTTTGAGCACTTGCTCCGTAAGGTGGACGGTGGAGGACAGTCTTGGGAGAACAGCGTCATGTGCTGTCGCGACTGCAACAGTCGTCGCCATGAGATGGTACCGTTGTTTTTCATGGTGCTGCGGCGCATTCAATTCCAATGTCAGGGGCTCAAACATGAAGCTTCAATGGGGTGAACACGGCTACTGGTTGAACAACGACACCTATGTCGAAGGGTGGGTTATCGGGCACGGCCACACAAGGGCAGGTGACGGTTACTACCTGTTCGAACTCGGCAATGGAATGATCTGCGTTCCTTCCATGGACAAGGTGGTTAAGGAGGTTCCAAAAGACATTTCAACACTGCGTTTGTTGCAGGGTTTGCCTGGTGGAAAAACACCCAAGGAAATCACCATAAAATCAAGTAAGTACTAGTTGAGGGCTATAGGGGTAGCTCCCCCTCCAAAATAACGCACCAGCGGGCTTCCTAGAGGCTCTGAGAGGCATTCTAAAGTGAGGGGGACCCCCTATGAAAAGCAATGTTGTATCAATTAACAATGGAGAACCGAGAGAAGTGAGCAGTTTGCAATTAATTACAGGTGGTAAAGATGGAGGCCATAACTGGTTGACAGACCTGGAAAATGGGACTATGTTCCTGTGTGAGTTAAGGGTAGATGTTAAGACCATGGGGCTACAAGCAATGAAGAACCCTGGTCTGGCTGTCTACTGGAAAGTTAACACCACTAAAGGCGGAAACGTCATTCTGATGGATGGTCAAACGTACATGAATTCAGACAGCCAAGTTAGGAATTTCATGTATGTTAATCCCCGCAAGTTTGTCCAGGTTTATGACTTAGTGGAGATTGTAACCATCGAAGAGGGCATGAATGCCCCTGCCGAAGAAGAGGAAACAGATGGGCAAGGTGATCAAGATAGACCCAGCTGATTGGATGGCGATGCGGTTTTACCAGGACAGCATCAAGTTTTATACCTCTAAGCCGCGTGACAATGACCGATACGGCACTGCACTGGCTATGGAGAAGGCCCGTTACCGCGATATGCTTTCGCAGTACGCGGCATAAGGATTAGTGGCAGGTCGCCGCGTCTGGCGGCCGGTAAGAAAGGACACTGCTTTCGCCTGCCACATATCCCTAACGGAATTGATGTGATAGGAGCTTATGGCCATGGAAGACTTTGACGATTGGGACGCTCCGGTGTCCATTGCTAAGTTGAAGAAAGGCCCGCAGGGAGCATCCGCTATGCGGCGTAAAGGCTCTAGTTGGACCGGACGGGCTAGGGCTTCTGTCTCACAAACTAAGAAGCGTATACCCTCATTACCTACGTTTAATTTTCAGAAGAAAGGAATTGTTAATGGCGAAGAAGAGTGAGATTGCCGAAGAGTTCGAGCAGACTTGGATTGATGGGAATGATATTACTTTAGGCCTTCGTGAGAAGGTCGTGACCGTGTACAGCAAGCCGGGTTGGTTTGCTAAGTACGGTATTGGAAAGCGTCTCAAGGAAGAGCGGGTTCTTCAGCTGTGGGATGGTTACTCCTGGCGTGATGTTCCCAAGCACTACGAGACTCTGACTGTTTGAGAGTTTTAGTCTGTGGAAGCCGACACTTTAACGATTTGGGACTCCTCACAAGGGTCTTGGACGACTTGGAAATTGATGAACTTATCGAAGGAGGAGCGCGAGGAACGGATGCGTTGGCAAGAACTTACGCAGAAGTACTCGCAATCCCTGTTAGAGAGTTTCAAGCCGATTGGAACCAATTCGGAAAACGTGCAGGGCCGCTACGAAACATTCAAATGCTGAAAGATGGGCGGCCAGACCTAGTGGTCGCCTTTCTTGCCCCTGACAGTAAAGGGACAGCACATATGATTAAGATTGCTAAGGAGGCCGGAGTTCCGGTTAAAATAGTTAATGTTTCCTAAACACCAGAGTTTGTTTATCACTCATAATCAACATAAGAGTTATTATGAAACTATTGAACAATACTTAGAGCCTTATGACTGGGACGACGATTGGGTTTCCGAGGAACAGAAGCAGAAGTCATTGGAAACTCAAGAGTTGTGGGAGTTGCAATGGTATCCAGACACACCCATTAGTTTTTATAAGGTAATGGGTGCAGACTTAGATGTTGTTTTAGCAAAAGCGTTAGAGATTGAAAGTAGTAGTTGACATTGAAGCCAATGGCCTCAGGAACCCAACGAAAATTTGGGTCATCGTCTGCAAGAATGTAGATGATGGGGTTGTCTCTGTTTTCAGAGAGGTAACGCACAATGAAGACGAAAGAGAAAGATTTCTACAGTACGCTGCCAGAGTGGATCGTTGGATCGGCCATAACATTCTTGGCTACGACGGGCCTGTGGTTCAGTCTCTACTTGGGATTGAAACTCTCTGCGACCCTGAGAGAGTCACCGACACTCTTATCGTCTCTAAACTAGTAGACTTTCCACGCCAGGGCCATAGCATCGAAGATTATGGCCTTGAGTTTGGGTATGAGAAAGGGAAGCACACTGACTTTTCGAAATGGACACAAGAACTAGAAGACTACTGTATTAGAGATGCTGAGATTACTTACAGAGTATACCTTAAGTATCTAAAGTATATTAATAATCCTGAGAGAAAAGTATCTATTGATATAGAACATAAGTTCCAGCTTATAGTTAATACCTTAGAGAATAATGGCTTTAGTTTTAACATAAAGAAAGCTGAAGGGTTACTAGAGAAGGTTACTAAGGAATTACATAAGTTAGATGAGGATATACTTAGGGAATTCCCGCCGAAGCTTAAGCTTATCCGTGAGATAACCCCTAAGGAGACCAAGCATGGGACTCTTAACAGAAGTGATTTCCGATGGGTCACCGACGGCGATCTCTCTGAGTACAATGGTGGACCATTTTGTCGGTGTAGTTGGGTTCCTTTTAATCCTAGCAGTCATAAGCAGATCATTGACGTTCTCAATGCTGCGGGATGGCTACCTGAAGATAAAACGCAAGCTCACATCGACCTAGAAAGGGAGTACAATCGACTTAGGTATGCAAAACAGAGGGGACCTGAACTTGACTTAGCCCTCAAGGCGTGTCAAGATAAGCTAACAATCGCGAAGAAGACCGGGTGGAAAGTAAACGAAAAGAACCTGGGTACTCTTCCCGAGAATGCCCCTCCCGCAGCGCGTACCCTAGCGCGACGTATCCTCTTGGAGGCGAGACGACGAACACTCGTTGAGTGGCTCTCTCTCGTTCAAGAGGATGGGCGCATCCACGGTAAGTTCTATGGCATTGGTGCCTGGACTCATCGGATGGCCCATCAAAATCCCAACACTGCGAACATTCCTTCCGAGTTCAAAGAAGACGGGTCTCCTAAGCTCCTCGGCCGGGAGATGCGGTCCCTCTGGCAAGCACCGAGAAATCGGTTGCTTGTCGGAGTGGACGCGGAAGCAATTCAACTGCGTATCTTTGCACACTACATCAACGATGCGGAGTTCACACATGCTCTCGTCTCTGGGAACAAAGCAGACAAAACCGATCCACATTCGCTTAACCAACGAGTGTTGGGAAGTGTATGTAAGACCCGAGCTGCTGCAAAACGGTTTATCTTCGCACTCCTCTTGGGGGCCGGCCTTGGTAAGCTTGCTGCGATCCTTGCATGTGATCAGGGTGAAGCACAAGATGCGCTTGATCGTATGCTTCAACGGTATACAGGGTTTCAGTACCTCAAAGATAAGGTTATTCCGGCGGATGCTAAGAGAGGCTGGTTTGTCGGTCTGGATGGGCGGGCTGTTCGCATTCCGGGGGAAACTGAAGGTTCCCGCAGGCACCTGTGTATGTCAGGTTACCTTCAGAATGGAGAAGCTGTTGTAATGAAGCATGCTTGTGTCAAATGGCATAAGCAACTGGAACATGCGTTAGAAATTGAACAACGCTGGCGCAAGTATCTGGAAGATTGGAAGTTTGTTAACTTCGTCCATGACGAATGGCAAACTGAAGTCATGAACGATTTTGAGTTCGCTAAGTTTGTTGCTGAAATACAAGCCAATGCTCTTAAGGAGGTTGGTGAAGAATTAAAACTGAACTGCCCGATGTCGGGTTCCTACTACAACGAAGACCACGAAGATTATACCATTGGCATCAATTGGTATCAGACACATTAAGGAGATAAGCTATGCCAGATACGTGGGCGATTAACACGTTTATCGTTTGCGCAGGAATTGCAGTAGCTTTCATTGGTTACGGAATTGCTGGCTATCTTCACAACAAGGAGTAAGTAAGAGTAATGCCTTACGAGATTTATTATACATTAGAAGACAGTGGAATTATCCTCAGTGACCTTGAGGATGCAGACCAAGCAGAATTTGAAGCAAAGCAGGATTTAGAGACACAGTATCCTGGTTGCGTAATCAGCATTGAGGAGGTGCGGGAAATCCGACAGTAATGGCTAAGACTAGATTTGTATTTGTAAAAGGAAAAACTAAATGGTTCAGATCACATCTTCCTGATCCGTGGAATAAATACAAGCACGTGCTGTATCCAGACCAAGAGTCCCTGGAACTGCTTCGTGACTTGCAAGCACAGGGCATGAAGAACCCAATCAA